CGGCGTCCCAAGCGGCGTCCCAAGCGGCGTCCCAAGCGGCGGCCCCAGCGGCGGCCCCAGCGGCGTCCCAAGCGGCGTCCCAAGCGGCGGCCCGAGCGGCGGCCCGAGCGGCGGCCCCAGCGGCGGCCCCAGCGGCGGCCGCCTTCTGCCGCGCGTCACGCACCAACTCGCCAGCCGCCTGCGCCTGCTCGAGAGTCGTGATCTGCGGCAGGTCCCGGATCGTCTGCGCCACCGACGGGTCGATCCGCTCGGTCAGCGACAGGAACGCGGGCAGGTAGGTGCGGATCAGCCAGTCCAGCGCGATGTACCCGCGCCGCTCGGTGTATCCGTCGTCGCGGGTGCCGAGCATCTCGGGCAGCAGCGCCTTGAGCAGCTGGCGCTTGTCGTCGGGCAGACGGTCGTTCAGGCCGCGGCCCATGGCGCCGATCGCGGGGCACACGCACCGCGGCTGGTCGGACCAGGGCTCGCCGGCCATGTAGGCGGCGACTTCGAGCAGGCACCATTTGCCGTCGTTGTTCTGGCTGTGGCCGCCGTCGTCGAGGACGAGGGTGTCGAGGTCGACGGGGTTGACGATGAGTGTCACGGGTTTGTGTCCTTCAGATGTGGTTGGTGACCCGTGGCGCGCGGCAGGGGAAGGTGTCCGCGCGCCACGGGAGATTCAGGGCTGTTCGGGTGGTGCGTGGCGGCCGGTGAGGTCGCGTTCGGCGGCTGGCCAGTCGTACGCGTCGACCTCGGCGAGCTGCTCGCGGGTGAGCGGGGTGAAGGCGCCGACGGGACGTTTCGGTAGGGGGGGCGCATGGCGGTCGCGGCGGCCCAGCAGGCGCGAGGCGACGATGACCGTGATGGCCCAGCAGGCGCGAGGCGACGATGACCGTGATGGCCCAGGAGCCCAGGGCGCCCAGGATCAGCTCCAGCGGCGTCACGGCCGCCTCCGGCGTCGGGCGTCGGCGACGACCACCCGCCGCAGCGTGCGGCGACGGATGCGGGCGGCCTCGAGGTTCGCGGCGGCCAGCTCGGGCACGGTCGGGGCGAAAGGCCTCGGGGTCATGCGGCGGCCCTCCGCTCGCTGCGCCTGCGCCTCTCACGCGACCGGTCGCGTGGCGCACGCACCTGCTCGTAGTCCTCATGGATGCGCACCCGGGTCTTGCGGCACGCCGCGTCGATCGGCTCCTTGCGGCGTTCGTGGCGGCGCAGCGCGGCCGGGGTGCCGCACGGGCGCAGGTCCAGCGGCCCCCACCCGTGCGCGTCGCGCCACGCGGCCATGTACGCGGCGCACTCCTGGCAGTCGCCCTGCCCGGCGGCCAGGTGCCGCTTGTGGGCGGCCATGGAGCCGTGACCCGTGTACCGGCCGCTCATACGCCCGCTCCCGCCGACGCGTTCAGGTCCTCTACCTGGGCGCTGCCGAGCTGGTCGAGCTTCGCGAACTGCTCGTCGGTCAACCGGCCCTGCGAGTGCGCCCGCTTCGCGGACACATACAGGGCCTTGAGCTCGCTCATCGTGGTGGCGTCCGTGATCGCGATGGTGATGTCCTCGCACAGCTGCTCCGAGGCGGCCGCAGCAGCCGGGGTCATCACGCGGCCGTCCATATCCGCCTCGGCGTTGGCCGCGTCCGGGGCCGGCGCGGTGTAGGCGCGCGGCGCCGTGGCGCCCTCCTGGTCCAGCCCGAGGTCCCGCAACAGCCGGTCGACGCTGAACTTGGGCATCGGCAGCACGCCGCTGTCGGGCATCCGCAGCAGCACCGAGCGCACCCCGGTCAGCTCCGCCTTCCCGAGCGAGGGCATGCGCACGATCGCGTCGACCTCGTAGGGCAGGTTCTTCTCCGCCCGCACCTTCCACGCCTTCTCCGTGGTCGGCTTGTCGCCGTCCATGACGGTGACCAGCTCCAGGCGCGCGATCAGGATCACCGGGCCCTGGTGGGCGCGCAGCACGTCGATGAGCTTGCCCCAGCGCTTCTTCGCGCCGTTCCACAGGTCGACCGTGACGACGCGGTCCCCGGTCGGGGCCGGGCGGTTCTGCTTGTCCGCCGCGCGGCGGGCACGCTCGTTCGCGATGCCCTGCGCCTCGTCGGAGAGCATGTCCCACAGGGTGGTGACCGGGTCCACGACGATCGCGTGCGGCTTACCGCTCTCGCCGCGCGGCTGGCGGGTCGCCTTCCACAGCTCCCGGCCGATGCTCTGGTACGAGCCGTCGTGCTCGAGGATCTCGTAACGCGCCCCGGGAATCGCCCCGTACTGGTCCGCGGCGCCCTCGCCGATCTCACACCAGAAGGTGCGGTCGACCAGGTCCGAGGCGGAGAACTCGGCGGCCACGAACGACTTGCCGGACTTCTCCGCCCCCGCGAGCAGCACCATCGGCCACGGCGGCTTGCCGGTGGGCTTGCGGGTCTTAAGCTGCGGAACCTCAGGCATCGTCGCCGTCCTCGCCCGGTCCGGCCGTCTCGGCGAGCAGTGCTTCGGCCATCCGGTCCGCGACGTGCCGCGGCACCAGGCCGGTGGTCAGCTCGGGCCAGCGCGCCTCGGCGTGGTGCAGCTGCGCGGAGCGCCACAGGGCGTCGAGCCACCGGGTACAGAACGGCCCGGGGGCGTCCTCGTAGTCGGCGGCCACAGCCCCGGACAGGCCGCCCGGCAGGGCGTCGGTGACGTGGTGCGCCCACGCGATCGACTCGACCAGGTCCGCGGCCGGCGCCGAGGCCAGGTTGAGCAGGTGGCCCAGGTGCGCGGCGTGCTCGAGCGCCTCGGCGTCCAGACGGACCACCTGGAGGGTGGGGTCGGTGGTGCGGATGGTGGTGGGCGGCGGGATCGCGAGCATCAGGCCACCGCCTCGGTCTTCGCGGCGATGGCGCGCTCGGTCGCCTCCGCGATGGCGGCGGTCAGGTCCGGGGCCGACGCGGGCACCATCACCTCGGGCGGCAGGCCCTCACGCCACCCGTAGGCGGCCTTCGCGCAGATCGACTGCGCGTCCTCGACGCTGTAGCGGCCGGCCTTCTCGGCGTTGTCGGTGTAGCCCCACTTCGCGGGCTTCCACCAGGCGCCGTGCTGGTGCGACCACACCAGCCAGAGCGCTTCGGGCTCGTTGCGCATCCGCTCGTCGAGACACTCGCCGTACCCGGCCGGGGGCTTGGGCATGGGCGGCTGGGCCCAGTCGGGGATCGGGTCGGCGGCGTCCGCGAGCGCCCACACCCGCACCTCGAGCCCGGCGACCGAGACGATGATGCTGATCGTGCGGAACGGCTTGCCGCCGCTGGTGTACGGCTTGCTCACGTCCACGGTGCCGCCGGTCGCGGCGTGCCAGGCGTGCAGCGCCTCCCACGCGGCCTGCCCGTAGAAGCGGGCGAGCTGCGCGCGCGCCGACCAGCCGGGCTCGGTCTGCTTGCGCTCGAGCTGGACGTGGCACAGCGCGGGCAGGTCCAGGTCCGCGGGCAGGCCGAGGAAATCGGTCAGCTGCGTGGTCAGGTCGTCGAGCAGGCCGGGGCCGGTCATCGCGCACCCCCGGTGGCGTGGTAGGTGCCGTTGACGAGTGCCGGACCGGCGAGGGCTTCGGCGAGGATGAGCGCGCGCACCTGCGTGACCAGGTCACCCATGGTCTCGGTGCCGCCCTCGGCGTATGCGGCGGCCAGGGCGTGGCCGCGCTGCTGCCCGGCGAGCTTCACCGGGCGGGGCAGGCGCTGCCAGGCGCGCAGCTCCAGCCGCTCAAGCAGCAGCTCGGCGTGGCGCTCGTTCGCGTGGCGCAGCTCGGCCGCGCGGTGGTGCACCCGCATCGCGGCCTGGTGCAGCCGCGTGAGGCACGCGGTCAGCACCTGGTAGCGGGAGCGGTGCACGATCCTGGGCGGCTCGGTGGGGGTGTGCTGTACGGCCAGGACCGGCAGCTCCCAGATCAGGGTCAGGTCGGCCGGGCCGGGCTGCGGCAGGGGCGCGGCCAGGGGGGTGTCGCCGAAGACGATGCGCACCTGGTGGCCGGGCTGGGCTCCGGGGTGGGTGATGGCGGCGATCAGGTGGAGGCGGGGCTGCGGCACACGGTAGGCGTGGCGGGCGGCTCGGGTCTTCACAGCGCCACCCCGTACAGCGGGCGCGGCACCGAGGGCGCCGGACGCGGGAAGTCGGCCAGTAGCGCGCTGGCGATGTCCTGCGCCGACGCGGGCTTCGGGCAGCGGGCGGCGAAGGTGCCGACGAAGTCGCCACCCCAGCCGCATCCGCGGCAGGTGGTCTCCAGGCCCGGGTCGGTGTTCAGCCACCAGTGCCCCGTGTCGCCCACGAACGCGTCCACCCGGGTCTCACCCCGGCCGACGGGCAAGCCGTGCGAGTTCAGGCCCGCGGTGTACCAGTGGCCGCTGGTGACGCCATGCGGCAGCATCAGCGACTGGACCAGCGGCCGGCTGTCCGACAATCCGATCGGCGCGGCGGCCGGGGGTGCGACACGCACCGCGAGTCCGTTATCGTAGGCATTCAACGATCTGTCCCCTCTACTGGATGGATCTCTTCGTCGGCCGCCCCTGCACGGGCGGCCGTACGGCTTTATGCGGCCCTGTCGAGCGCCGGGGACTGCTCCCCCGCGCGCCGATCCGCTTCGATGCGCTCGTCGGCGATGGCGAACAGTCGCCCGATCCGGTCGATCTGCGCGGCCGTCGGCGGCGGGGCCGCGGCAGCGACGCGCAGGCAGTAAGCGGCCAGCTCAGGGCCTATGCGGGCCTCGATCGCCTCCCGCGAGTACCGGCCGCTCACGACGGCGCTCCGACGAGGCCGCCGTTGGCGCCGAACCCGCCGAGGCGCTTATGCAGCTCCCGCAGGCCCTTCGCGGTGATCCGCACCTGCGAGGTGAGCATCGGCTCCTGGGTGTGCGGGTGGACATACGCGGTGGGGCGGCGCACGAGACGCCCGTTGTCGACCTGTGCCTGATAGGGGCGCCCTTCCGCATCTATCCATCCGAACTCGCGCAGCTTCCTGAACAGCCGCGTTTGCCCTGTCTTGATGAGCGGGTCGCGGTCGAGGATCTGCGCGGCGTCGCGCACGGAGTAGTCACCCTCGGCAGTGGCTAGGGTGTCCCACGCGGCGGCGGACGGTCCGAGTTCGGCGACCTTCGCTTCCGCCAACTCCGCGCGCTCCGAGGCGTCGGCCGCCGCTCGCAGGGCGTCCGCGTAGGTACGCGGGATCTCGTACCGTGCGGTCGCGGAGTAGCTTCCGGTGCGGCGGATCGCGGGGATCACTTCGTGCGTGATCCACCGCTTAAACACCTTCGCCTCAGGCTTGCGGCTGCGAAGGATGAGGGAATAGAGGCCCGGCTCGGACACGATCGACATGGACCGCTGGCCTCTCTCCACACTGTGGAGAGAGCGCTCGTCGTCGTCGAGGCTGGCGAGCGAGCTATGCAGGTTGCCGAGATCGAGCACGGCTGCGACGTCGACCGCGACGAACCAGGGCTCGCCTTCGATCATGACCGTCCGGACCGGCTGGCCGGTGGCGGGAAACACGAACGGCTGAATCTCGCTCACTGCTCCCCACCTTCTTTGTCAGCGTTAGCAAACTCTGACGAAGTGGGCATAAAAAGATCTTCCATGGGTGCGCCGAGTGCTGCCGACAGACGCTGCGCCAGGGCCGCGGTGACGCGCTTCTTGCGGCCCGTGAGCAGGTCACCGATAGTGGAATGGCTCACGCCAGTCACCTCAGCCAGGCTGCGAACGCTATGCGTGGTGATCCGCGGCGCGGTCTCTATGCGCCGCTTAAGCGCTTCGCGATCGCGCACCTGCAACGGGTTCCGGGGGCGCATTCACTCTCCTTGTCCGTGTTAGCTAACGCTAACGCTACCCATCGCACGACGACCCGTCAACTAATCTCAACCGGCGGGCTGGTGTTGGCGTCTTCAAACGCGGACAATGTGTCCAGGAAAGTAGCGATCAGGGAGAGTGACCATGCCTGAGCAGCCCCCCACGCTGCGCGACATGATCCAGGAAGCGCTAGATCGAGGCACCACCTACCGGCAGCTCGAGGCCAGCGCCATAGACCCAGTAACCCACAAGACTGCCTCACGCTCCATCTTCTTCGACACAGTCAACGGCAAGCTCGACCGGATGCCCTACGAGCACCACCTGCGCGCCATAGCGGCCGGCCTCGGCGTCCCCTACGAGCGCGTGCGCCAGGCCGCGATCCGGCAATGGGTTCCCGCCGAGGCACCCGCCCCCGGCACGGACGCCGAACTGATCGTGCACGCACGCCAACTACGCGACAGACATCTAGAGGAAGCCGCGAAAGCCGCCGCCGCACTCGCGCGCCTCGAAGGCCGCGACACCGAAGCCGCCAGTTGACCATCTCGAGCACGCCGGATCATCTCGAATCCTCTCGCACGTCTCATCCGAGATGAAACACGACGGAGCGTGCACCATCGTGGCGCCATGCCCGCGCAGGACCAGGCGCCCGTGCCCACCGGAGACGCCGCCAAAGCCATCGGCGTCGCGCACAGCACCCTCGCCCGCTGGTGGAAGGAAGGGCGCGTCACCCCGGCCCTGGTCACCCCCGGCGGACACGCCCGATGGGACGTCGCCGACCTGCGCGAGCAGCTGCGCGCCCTACGCCGCGGCGACACCAACGGCGCCGACGCTTAACGCAGCCAGTCCCACGTGATCCGCTCCTCCTTGATCGTGCGCGCGCCGCGGCCGCCCGGGTTCAGCCACACCCGCACCAGATCCCGGATCGCGCCCTTGCGCTCCACCAGGTCCAGCCTCTCCCACCGCGCCCGCGCGTCCGGGCCGGCCAGCCGCCGCAGCGTCGGGGGCACCGCCGCGTCCATCGCCCGCGCCCGCGCCGCCTGGATCTGCGGCGCCAGCGCGGCCTCCAGCTTCGCCAGCGACTCCACCGGCAGCCGCATCCGCTTCTCCACCGGATCCCACGTGGTCGCCGCGGCACGCGCGTCGGCCAGCTGCTGCTCGAGCGCCACGGCCTGGGCCAGCGCGTCACCCACCCCCGCGCCGCGCCGCTTGGCCAGCCTTGCCGCGAACTCGGGCCGCTCCAGGTAGGCCACCACCGTGGCCTGCACCACCTCGTCGAACAGCACCTGGTTCACCGACACCCGGCCGCACACCTTGCACACATAGCAGCGCTTGCCACCGTTGCCCGGCCTGGCCGCCCACAGCCTGCGACCGGCCCCGTCCTCCCCCTTCGGGCACACCGAGCACAGCGCGACCCCCGACATCAGGTACTTCGCCGCCGTGTCGTGGCTGGTGCGCCGCGACGGATCGGCAAGCACCCGCACCGCCGCGTAATACGCCGCGACCTGCTCCTCAGTCTCGAGGATCGGCTCCCATACGCCCTCGCCGACGATCACCCCGTTGTGCTCCCTCAGGCCCACGTTCGCCGGCCGCAGCACGATGTTCTTCACCGACGCCGCGCTCCACCCCGTACGCGGCCGCGGCAGGCCCCGCTCCTCGAAGTCCTTCGCGATCGCCCGCAGATGCTGCCCCGCCGCGACCCGCTCGGTGGCCTCCCGCACGATCGGCGCCTTCACCTCGTCCGGAAACTGACGCAACAGCTCGCGGGTCTCCTCGTCGTAGATCCGGCGGAACCCGTACCCGGCCGGGCCGTGCACCCCGCCGCGCTCCGCATTCAGCCGCGTCGTACGCAGGTTGCGCTCCTGGATTCCGTCCGCCTCCTCCTCGGCGCGCAACGCGTCGAACCCGGTGATGAACCGGTCCCCCCGGTGCCGCATGTCGTACAGCCGACCGTTGTAGCACAGCAGCACCCCACGCTTCTCGAGCAGGTTGCGTAACTGCAGGTACGTCTCCGTCGACCGGTAGCCGCGCGACGCCTCCCAGATCACCAACACGTCGCACTCCCCCGCCTCGATCCCCCGCAGCATCCGCTCATAGTCCTCGCGGACCTTGCGGGCATAGCGGGACGCCGAACGGCCAGGGTCGCAGAACTCCCCCGCGATCACCCAGCCGTTCGCGCCGCACGTGCGCTGGTTCTCGATGCTCTGGTCACGGGTCGAGGTCACCCGGCCGTCGATCACCCGGCTGTTGCGGTCGTAGATGAACGCGCGCAGCGGCGCGTCCGACGCGGTCATGGGCATGGGCGATGTCAGGCGCACTCTCGGCATGCGACGATCGTACGGCAGCTCTACCCTGATCCGAGACTGTCCGGCGACAATTTTTGGTTCGGGTAGAAGTGGACCAGGGCGGCGAGAGGTCCGATGACCTCGCTTCCGCCCTGGCCGGCCGGTCAGCCTAGACGCAGACGAACAGCCCGATCCCGAGCACCTGGAGCAGCAGTCCCGCGGGGCACGCGAACGGCGACGGGGGCGGAGGGCTCGTGGTGGGCGAGGGGCCCGGACGGGTCGGCGTGGGGCTCGGCCCGGCCGGGCTGGGGGCCGCACCCGAGGGCACCCCGGGGGGCCGGCGTCCGCGGGAGGGGACGGCCACCAGCGGCGGGGGTAGGGTGCGGCCCGGCTTGTGCGGCGCACTCGAGGGCGCCGCGGCGGACGCTGTCGGGACCGCCGACACGGACGGCTGCCGCGGCGTTGGTCCGGTCGCGCCATGGCGCGGGGGTGGCGCACCATGCGCGAGAAGCGCGCCGGCGATGAACGCGGCGCCCGCCACCGAGACGGCAGCCGCCGCGACCGGGCGCCAGTGCCGCCGACCCCAGGCGGCAACCAGCGCCGCGATCGCCCCGCCGCCGGTGATGACCTCCCACCCCGGCGGCAGCCGCTTGTGGCGCTTCTCCTGCGGCTGCTCGAGCCGGTCCAGCTCCTCGATCAGGCCGCCGAGCTCCTGCGCCCTGTCATCGAACTCCACCCGGATCTGCACGATCCGGGCAATGATCCAGCGGCGCCGATTATCGCCGTCGCCGTCCCCCTGCACGTGTGCCATGTATATCCGCCCCCTCTGATCCGCACCATCAGAGCCCGAGCATCGTCACCTTACTCCGCGATGAATGACGGGGAAAGAGATGATTGCGTAGCCCGTTCGAGCGATCACCATTGGTGATCTTCACTGGTCGACGGTGCCGTAACTGACCGGTCAGTCTCGGCAGCCACACGATCCACAGCAGATACCACCACCGCGGCAGGTCGTATACGGGCTCCGGCATACACCTGATACGCAGCCAGCACAGGCCGAACACCACCGCGGCGACCGCGAACAGCGCGAGAATCCCCACCTGACACCGCCTCAGCCGGGAGCGTTGCGGCCGCGGCCGAACAACCGCGGCCGGCGCACCGTCGCGTACCGCACCTCGCCGCCCGCCGTACCGGTCGCGGGCCCGTCCGGCTCGGCGACACCCCACACGAACCGCACGGCGCCACCCGGCACCGGCTGGGGCTGCATCAGCCGCACCCACGCCAAACCGATCTGCTGCGCCACCGCCTGCGTGCACTCGGGCGTCGTCAGGTCACCGAGCAGCTCGAGCCCGTCGGGGTGCAGCGCCCGGATACGCGCGGTCTGGTAGTGGAAACGCGCCGGGTCGGTTCGGTCCCGGGTCACGATCACCTCGAACTCTTCGCCGCGGCCGAGGTCACTTCCGGTTGCAGTCATCGAGGCTCACCGTCCCGTACTTGTCGGATCGCGATGTCCCGAACGGGGTCCCGTCCGGGCTGTTACCGGCGACCAGGAATTCGACCCACCACGTGCCCGGCAGGCAGGTGTGGCGCAACTCCAGGGTGACATCGCCGCCCGGGATCGGAATCCGGTCGCTGGTTTTCGTGCCCATCGTGCCCTTCGACGCCCCGGTCCCGCCGGGCTGGTAGCGCAGGAACAACGCCAGGTGGTGCACGCTCGGCGGCACCTCGCATGTGGCGGTCACCGTGCCGATGATGACGCCGGCGGTCAGGGTGATGTGGTCCGCAGCGTGGCACAGGGTGTGTCCGCTGCCGGTCTGCCCGTACCCGGTCGAGCATGCTCCGGCCAGCGGCAGTAGGGCCGCGGCAGCCAGGGCCGCGGCGCGTATGCGTGTCCTCACCGCCGCACCCCCGTGTCCGCGAGCAGCTCGTCCGCGACCCGCGCGAGCCGGATCAGCGCCGCGGGCGTGAGCGGATCCTGGCCATGGGCGCGCAGGTCCAACCAGACCGACAGCACCTCCGGCCCGACCTCGATCCCCAGCGGCGCGAGTGCCGCAGACAGGCGGTTGTGGATTTCTTCGAGTGTCACGATTCCTCCCAGCCCAGTTCGGCCCAGAACACGGCCCGCTGCCCGCAGGGGCGTGTGTGCCCCCACCGGTCCGCGACCGCGTCCACGATCAGCAGTCCCCGCCTGTGCTCGTCGTCATCTCCCGGGGGCGTACTGTGCGCCACCTCGGCGGGCCCGGCGTCGGATACCTCCAGCCGCAGCCACCCCGGCTTGACCTGGAGCGCCACCGTGAACGACCCGTCCGCGCCGGCCGAGCGCGAATGCAGCACGGCGTTGCTCGCCAGCTCCGAGACGACCAGCTCCGCGTCGTCGATGCGCGCGCAGCCGGTCTCCTCCAGCAGCGCGCGCACACCGCGGCGCGCCGCTTGAACCATCGCGGGCAGGCCGGGCAGAGTGATTTCGGGCATGGCGGTCCCCAGGAAGACAGCCGTCCAGGTAGACGGCTAAGCTGTGTACACAGCTTGCGCCTGTGTACACAGCCGCGTCAAGCTATCCGAGCAAACACCGCCACATCGAGTCCGGGGTGAGACCCATCGCCACCGCCGCCTACCTTCGCATCGCCGACGAGCTACGCCGCGCGATCCTCGACGGCACCCTCCCGCCCGGCTCGCCCTTCCCCACCCAGGCCGAGATCCGCGACACCTACAGCGTCTCCAGCCGCACCGCCGTCGAGGCCGCGCGCATCCTGCTCGACGAAGGACTGATCATCAGCAAGCCCGGCACGCGCACGGTGGTGCGCGACCGCCCCGCCGTCGTGCGCATGGTCCGCTCCTGGTACCGCGACGCACCCGGCGGCTCCCCCTGGCGCGCCGACATGGCCGCCCAGGGCCGCGTCGGCGACTGGACTTCCCGGTCCGAACCGGTCGACGCCCCGCCCGCCGTCGCCGAGCGGCTGCACATCACCGCCGGCGACCGGGTCATGCGCACCGACTACGTGTTCACCGCCGACACCGTGCCGACATATCTGTCCACCAGCTGGGAGCCGATGGCCCTGACCGCGGGGACCGAGATCCTGCTGCCCGAGTCCGGGCCGCACGCCGGCAAGGGCGTGGCCGAGCGGATGGCGAGCATCGGCCGGGCGCCCACCCTTGCCGTCGAGGACATCGTCCCGCGCACCCTGACCGGCCCCGAGGCCGAGAAGCTCGGCCTGCGCGCGGGCATCGCGATCGTCGTGATCGAACGCACCTACTGGTGCGGCGACACCCCGGTCGAGACAGCGGACATCGTCGTGCCGCCGCCGTACCGGCCCCGCTACGAGATCCCCATCGGCGACGACTGAGCCGCACACCCGTTCGAAATACCCTGATCCACGTGCACGCGACGCCGCGACGCGCTACCGTGACCCGTTGTCACCACAGGGGAGTGACACAGGCACCGTAGGTGGGGGATCACCATGGACGAGCGCCCATACTGGACAGTCGACCCACCGGAGGCCGAGCCACCCGAGGCCGACACACCGCTGCGCACCCGGGGTCGTGCGCACACACGACCGCCCTGGTGGCGCAAGCCCGCAGTCATGGCCGCGGCCGGAGTCGTACTCGCCGGCGCAGGCGTCGCCGTAGGGGTGGCGCTCAGTTCACACGCCTCGGGCTCGTCGACAGACACGTTCCCCCAGACGCACGTCTGGGGCTCCATAGCCATCACAGGGTTCAACTTCATCGACACCCAGAACCCCACCGACAGCCACACCGGCGACGCCTGCAAGACCAGCAGCGGCTACGACGACATCACCGAAGGCGCGGCCGTCGTCATCGGCGGCCCCACCGGGCAGATCGGCGTCGGAGCGCTAAGCGGCGGCAGCATCAGCAACGGCAACTCCGCGTGCTCCTTCAGCTTCGACGTCGCGGTCCCCTCCGGCCTGAGCGTCTACACCGTGACGATCTCCCACCGCGGCACCCAGACGTTCACCCCGGACCAGCTGACCGGCGGCGTGCGGCTCTCGCTGGGGGACTAGCCCCGGCTACATGCCGCGCCGCACCCGCAGCTAGCCGCGTCGCTGCACCCGGTACGCCACCACCAGCCGCCACAGCATCACGAACGCCACCAGGTGCAGAGACGCCCAGTAATACCAGCGAAACCACGGATCCCTCAGATCCACCCCCGCCAGCGAACGCAGCACCGGCGGCAGCAGCAGCAACTCGATCGCCGCCACCAGCGACACCATCGAGCGCCCCACCGGGTTACGCCACCACGGCACCATCACCGTGTACCCCACCAGGTACACCAGCCCCGCAGCGGCGGCGAAGAACACCGCCTCGCTAACCATGCCACCCCGCCCTGAGCATCGCCTCGACCCGCTCGTTGAAATGATTCGTCTCGCGCATACGCCGCAGCGTCTGCGTCAACGCCGCCACCTCCGGCCCGCGCCGCGCGGCCTCCGACGCCGCGTGCCGCGCCGACGCCACCGCTGCCCGCGCCTCCTGCGCACCCTCCGGGAGTGCCGCATCGGGCCGCTCCGGGCGGCGCCTATGCCACCGGATCCGCATTCGCACTCCCTTCGGGCGACGGCAGCGCCTGGAGTACGGCAGCCGTCGTACGCGCCGCCTCGATCGCCGCCTGGCTGTGGCCACTGAACCGCTCCCGCGCGGTGCGCTCGAACTCGAACGCCTCACGCCACATCGCGGCCAGAGCATGCGCCTCGGCGACCCGCGCGTCCCGGTCCTCGCGCACGTCCTCCAAGCGCCGACGCGTGACGAGACGGTCGGTGAGCAGCAGCCATACGACGAACGCCACCACCACCACGAGCGCGACGCCCGCGGAGACCTGCGAGAGAGACAGACCGAACACGTGCTCACTTTCTCAGCGCAGAACGAACCACAGATGCAGCACCAGGTGCCCGAACAACCAGATCAAGAACGCGCCCAACACGAACTGGACGATCGACCCGCCGACGCCCTCGAGCTGCCACACCTGGTATGACAGCGTCCACTGCGGGTGCCCCGTCACCAGCGCGACAGTCTCGAGCACCCCGAACCCGAGCACCAGCCACCCGAGCCAGAACCACGCCGCCCAGGACATCGTCAGCCGGCCTGAAGGTCGGCGCCCAGGTGCTTGGCCACAGCGGCGGCGATCTGGTCCGCGGTCGGCGGCGTGGGCAGCACTGCGGCCAGCGCCCTGACCGCGTCCGGGTTGGCCGCCAGCGCTGCGACGAACGCGGCCGGGTCGGGCGCCTGCACCGCTGCCACGACGCCCTGAAGGTACTTCAGCTGGCTCACCAGGCTGTTGTCCGTGGCGCCGGGCGGTGTCGGGCCGGAGTCGGTGCCGCCGTTGAAGATGAAGTTGTACACCTGCTCAAGCTGATTGGCCTGGTTGCCGTCCATGTCACCCTCCACATATCCGAGCAGGGCCCGCAGCTGGTCCACGGTCCCGCGGTAGGCGTTGAAGTCCACGCTCTGACCCGAGTAGGGCAGAGCGTCCGTGTACTGCCAGATAGTCGGGCTGACACCGCCGTATCCGACCCAGCCGGGACCGCTGTCGCTGTAGGTGGTGTAGCTGCTCGCGACGAGCGAGAGGCCGGCCGCGGCGAGCGGCGTCAGCGACGGCGAGCCCATGCCGCCGGCCGGGGATCCAACCGGGTTCGCCCAGTACCAGTGCGGCAGGTAGACGAGGGTGCACAGGCCGCCGCGCGCCCGGTAGCGGGTGGCGAAGTCGAGCGCGTCCTGCACGCTCGGGTTGCTGCCAGTGGTCGGCTCGAGGTCGATCATCACGTTGACGCCGGGGCCGGTCACCGCGAAGCAGTGGTCCGCCTGCGCCGCGCCGTTCCCGGCGTGCAGGAAGTGATACGCGAAGAACGTCGCGCCGACCCTGGCGGCCTCGGCCCTGTAGTGGCTGTAGAACGGGTCGGTGTAGCCGGTCCCCTCGCTCGCCTTCGCGCACACAGCGACCGTGGCCGGCTGGAGCAGCATCGCGCCCTCGTGGTTGGAGACGTCCGGGTAGGCGATCGTCATCGCTGCGGTCCCCCTAGGAAGTGGTCTCGTACTGGAATGAGACTTCGAGGAAGTTCCCGTTGGCCCACGTCCCCGGGTTCGTGGTCTCCACCGAGTTCGCCGAGGAGTTCACCAGCAGCCCCAGCAGCCCGGACGAGTTGATGTAGGTCGACCCGACGAAGAACGTCCCAGCCGGATCCCCTGACCAGCTCCCGATGTTCCACAGATTGCTGGCGGGCGCGACCCCGGCCAGCGGCAGCGTGAAAAGCCACGGCTGCACACCCGTGCCGAAGTTCGTCGTAGACCCGAACGTGAACTGATACCGCCCGACACACACCCGGCCGACCTTCTGATACCCGGTCACGACCACGGCGTTGCCGAACGCGGGCGCGCCCCCGGACTGCGTCCACGTCGGCACGAACGACGTCGTCCACGCGGACAGGCCGCACGCCGTATTCAAATCGGAGGCCAGAACGCGCTGCCCGGCTGTGAAAGGAAGACTCATCCGTTACCCCTCACAGGCTCAGGATCATCGGTTGCCATAGGCGCACGTCGCGCCCGGCGGGCAGCGCGGTGCCGACGCCGTTGGCGGCGCGCGCCACGGTGAATATTTGCGGCGACGAACCGCCCGTGATGCCGGTGACCGTCATCCGCTCGCCGCCCGAGCCCAGCGGCGACACCGCGATGTCGAACGGGAAGTCGGCGGCGCTGGTGGTCCACAGGGGTGAGCCGGCCGTGGTGGTGGCAACCGTGACGGCGCCCTGCCACGCCACGATGTTCGCGGCGTAGAACACGTCCCCCGCGGTGGGCACGTTGCCCAGCGCGGCGAACGGCGCGGCGAACGCGGCGTTGCCCGGCGCGGTCAGCGAACCGCTGGGCAGCGCGGTCCACGTCGCCGCCGTAGCCGTGGCGAAGCCGCTACTGGTGGAGATGAACGACTGCGACGCGTCGAACCAGGCGATACCCGCGATGATCGGCTGCGCGCCGCTCGGGTAATAGAACAGGGCGCTGGCGTAGTACGCCTGCAAGGGCACGACCGGGAACAGCGCGCCGCTCTGCGCGATGCTCGGGCCGCCGGCCCCGTTGGGGGTGACTAGCGCCCCGTACCCGGTCGGGCCACCCGGCGGCAGCGGCGAGGCGGACCCGCAGGTGCCCACGACGGCGAGCGAACAGTTCGTGGTCGCCCACCCGGCACCCGACCCACCTGCGAAGAACCCGTTGCTGTTTAGGACCGGGCCGAGCGCCCCCGTCAGGGTCGAGCCGTCGGTGTCCGCGTGCCCGAGCACCACGTCCTCCAGCATCGCCACCCGGTACGGCGACTCCGGCGAGCAGTTCAGGACCATGTCGTGCTCGAAGCTGCCCATGGTCTCGGTGTAGCCCTGCACGATGAGGCGGATCTGGTCCGGCGCCATCCACGGCGGCGGATTGTTGATCACCACCAGGTCGCCGATGTCGAGGGTCAACGCCTGGTTCATCAGGGCGACGTTCCCGGTGAACTGCGGATGGCGCAGGTTCAACCGGATCGTCGGATAGCGGGCCTCGTCCACGGTGCCCATGTGCAGCCGCCACCCCGCGTGGTCGGCCAGGTGGGCGTCCGCGTCGACCGACAGGCTGTAGGTGGTGGCGTAGGTGCCCACCCCGGCCGGGGGGTCCTGGGTGGACAGTGCGCCGCCGGTGAGGGTCGCCTGCGCGAACGAGCCGGAGTCGCGCTGCACGGTGATGTTGTTGCGGGTGTTCGCGTCGTCGTCCAGCGGGTTGAGCGGACCGGAGAACTGGCTCTGCGCGCAGTCCAGGATGAGGGCTGGCAGGGTGTTGTTATAGCTGGTGCCCTGGTTGTAGTTGATGATGCGGCTGCGGCGCACGATCGCGGCCTGGTCCGCAGCCTCGTAGATCATGCACAGGTCGGTGTCGGCGATCTGCTGGATCAGGTTCGCGAACGTGTCGGAGAGCTGATAGCCCATCGCGACGGCGTTGTTGCCGTCGATTCGGCTGAAGTCGGGGAAGAAGTTGCCGGGGTTGAGCCCCTGCTCGGCCAGCAGCCGCCCGAAGCGCGCGAACGGCCCCTCGCCGTTCCACGCATTCAGCGGCCCGGACAGGTCGAACAGCGAGTCGCCGACCGGCTGCATCGAGATGTGCCCGATGGCGGTCGAGGCCAGGTCGCCGTCAGGGTTGACGACCACTGAGGTCGCCGGGCCGATTACCGCCGAGGACAGCACGGCGCCCCCGACCGTGGCGTTCACGTCTCCGGGCCGAAGGGTCCCCATCTGGTAACTGACGTTCGAGCCGGATTTGCGCAGGTCCATCGAGATGCGCAGCAGCTGTCCGTCCACGCCGACCCCGCCGAGCGTGACCAGCGACGCGCTGGTGAACAGGTTGTTGCCCGCCGAGTCGTAGCCCAGCAGTGTCAGCTCACCGCCGAACGCGGTGTTGTAGCGCATGTCGAGCTGCCGGACAGTGCCGGTGGTGAAGAACCTGGCCACGATCGAGCCGTCGGCCTCGCCGCCGCTGGGCACCTGCATCAGGAACCGCAGGACATTGTCCGTCCACGCCCCGCCGACGGGGATCTGCCCGGTCAGCGTGGCGCCGTTGAGGACCGGCAGCGGCAGCGAGCACACGAAGCCGCTGTTCGACGCCAGCGTCAGCGGTCCGCTGATCGTCATCGCCGAGCCGCCGGACAGCCCCGACGCCAGGGTGGTCGCGGTCGAGCCGTCCTCGCACGGCCAGTACGCCACCGGGTTCAGCGTCGGGCTCGTCTTGAGCGCATAGGCGCGGAACATCGCCGAGCCGAGGTTCTGCGTGCCCTGCTGGAGCCGCTGCCACTGCCCGGCCGGCGCGATGTCGATCCACACGTCGGTACCGGAGATGTCCCACGTCGTCGGCCACGACGGAACCTCGCCGACGAACCGGTAGCGGCGCACCCCGTTCTGCATCCGGCCGATGCGTATCTGGGTATTGCGCCCGATGTACCCGAAGTAGGGGCCCGACTGGTTGCGCGGCGAGAACCGCCCGTCACGGTTGTTGATCTGAAGTGACGCGGTCTGCGCGGTGATCGAACCCGTTTCGTTCGGGCGGCCGCGCGAGATGCCCACCAGCTGCGAGGAGTCCCGGTACAGCACGAACGGGGAGATGTCCGTCCAGCCCAGCGCGCCCAGGTACAGCTCCACGGCCAGCCCGATCGGACCCGTCGGGTCGGCGACCGGCCCCTGGCCGATAGGAGGTGTGCGCAGGCGGGTGCGCCGGGCATAGGAACGCATCCGGGGTCTACTCCTCCCACACGATGTACGTGGACATGTTCACGCTGCCGCCGAACGTGACCCGCACCCGCAGGAACTTGCTGATGTCCACGACGGGCCGGTAGTCCTCCGGGAACTCGTAGTCGTATTGCAGGTCCGTCGCGCCCGCCGTCGGGGGGACCTGCGCCGAGTCGAACAGCCGCGACGCGGTGGTAGTGCCCTCCGCCGTGAAGCTATAGCCCGTCGCCGCGGTGCCCAGCATCATCAGCGACGCCGGGACCCCGGGCATCATCGGCATCAGCCCGGCGGCGACGTGCGCGGTCCCCGTGGTGGCCGCCACATCCGTCTGCAACAGCTCGATCTCGCCCGCCGACGCAGGGACGGCGTCGAGGGTGTAACCCCACCCCACAAGCTGGATCATCCGTGTCGACGGCGTCGAGATCTGGAGCATCGTCTTGATCGACGTGCCTGTCGCGACCTTGACCAGGGCGGCCGTCGTCGGCGCCAAGCCGTTCCACGCGATATACCGGTGAACACCCATCAGTTCCTCCTAGAACGGCTGTCCGAGTGCCTTCTGCACGCTGTTGCTGCCGTTGCCACCACGCACCCGGATGTGTTTGCGCAGCGCCTCCCACAGACCCGACAGGACCGGATCGCTGGAGCCGACCAGCTCGAACTGGACCCGCATCGGGCTGCCGCCACCGCCCTCGCTGAGCATCCGCTGGGTGTCGGGGTTCGAATGCACCGTCGAGCCCATCGGGAGGTCGACCACCTCCGCCCCGTACTCCCCAACCAGGGTCCGGCCGCCACGCACCATCCCCGAGAACGCACCCACGACACCGCCGGAGGCCTTCGCGCCGAAGCCGCGCCCGAAAGAGCTATTGGTCACGACCCCGGACGTGGACTCGTAGACGTGCACGACACCGCTGCTGGTGTTGATCGTCTCTAGCAGGTTCGCCAGCTGCCCGAACGCGCCCGACGTGTTCAGGTTCACGTCCGTCGACACGTTCGGGGGGATCTTCGCCAGTGACTCCAGGTAGGCGTAGATCGCGTCCTTGTTCTTGCCGGTGGCGCCGGTATTCGCGACGAACTGGTTGATCTGTGCCTGAATCACGTCGTTCGCGTTGCCGATGCTGCCCGTCGCCTGGTACTGGGAGATCCCGAGCTGCGTGATGGCTTTGGCGGCCGCCGACAGGGCGTCCCTGTTGTCGATGCCCGCCTGGGTGTTCAGGTCCATCGAGTACTTGTTCTGCGCGAACGAGGTTTTGGCGTTGAGCATCTGCTGGGCCAGGCTGTTCTGCGCGTCGTCGACGGTCTGGGTGGTCCCGTTCAGGGCCGTGAGCGCCGAGCCGTAGGCGCTGGCCCCGGTGGTGGCCGCGGAGTACCCGGTCAGGGACTGGTACAGCTGCTGCGTCAGCTTGCTCTGGCCGTCCGTAGCGTCCAGCGCGGCGAGCGTGGAGGTGGCGGTGGTCTGCGCGTTGCCGGAGACCTGTTCGCGCTGCGTCGTGAGCGCCGCGGTCAGGTCGTCGGCCTTCTGCGTCGCGGAGGTGAAATGCCCCGCGATCCCCTCGATGGCCTTACCCGCGTCCCCCACGGCGGTCGCGTGGGTGTTGTACGCCTTGTTCAACGTCGAAATCACACTGAAAAGGTTCAGCTTGACCGCAGTGTGCTTCGAGACCTGATCCGAGGCCACGAACAGCGCACCAGCGAGCAGACCCCATGGCCCGGTCGCGGCGCCTGCGGCGGCCGACAGGGCGCTGGTCGACGCGGTGGCCGCGGCCTGCGCGGTGGCCAGGATCCCGGTCTTCGCGGCGGTGGCCTCCTCCGCGACGCCGAGTTCGACCGTGGCGACGGTTTCGGCCTCGGTCGCGACCGTGGCGCCGCGCAGGAACTGCACGAAGGTCGTGCCCTCGGCGACTATCTTCGTCAGTGTGCCGATCTTGAAGGCGGCGTAGAGGGCGGTCACGGCGACCGCCGCCAGCTCGATCTCCCCGGGCGGTACGGCGTGCACGACGTCTGTCAGGACGTTGGCCAGCGGGGTCGCGACCGTCAGCACGTCGCGCAGCGCCGGACCGAGCCCGTTGCTCACATCGGCGGTGATCTCGCCGACGTCGGGCAGGATCTGCGACAGCGCCTTGGTCAGGGCATTGAGCCCGATCACGGCGCCGCCCGCGCCGCCGAGCTTGTCGACGAACCCGCCGAGCCCCTGCCCGATCTTGCCTGCGTCCGCGGCGACGTCGTGCATCTCCGGCGCGAAGTCCTTGACCCCGGACACGATCCCGGGAAGCGCCCCCTGCGCCAGCTGCACCAGCCCGGACGCGAACTGCTCGGCGTCGGGGCCGGCCACGGCGAACAGCTGGTCGATCTGCGGGGTGAGAGTGGTGACGCCCTGCTCGAGGGTTTTCACCCCGGCGTCGATCTGCGGCACGATCTGCCCGACTGCGCCTGTCATGGTGGCTTCGACCTGCTGACCGAGCGTCTGATAGTCGCCGCTGATCTGCTGGTTGCTCTTGGCCACCAGGGCGGCGATACCAATCGTGGCGGTCGCGGCCCCGGCGAGCAGCGCAGCCGGGCCAACGGTGCCGGCGGCGGTGAACGCGCCGATCAGCAGCGGTGACATGCCCTTGGACGCGGCGTCGCCGGCCGCAGCGCCCTTGGCCTTCTCCTTCTGCTCGTCGACCGGCGGCAGCAGGGACGGCATCTGCTGGCGCACCCGGCCCTCGAACGCCTGCGTGAAGTTCAGGCCCGATCGATCGCCCTCGGTCTTGGCCAGCGCCTCGACGCCGGCCGGTCCGAGCGCCTGGGTGACGGCGCCCGCGGTGATGCCCTTCTTCGCGGTGTCGCTGAACTTGGCCGCGAACGCGGTTCCCGCGAGTGCGCCGTTGCCGGAGGAGATGTCCTGGATCTTGCCGGACAGGCTGGCGGTCAGGGCTTGGGTGAACGCGACCCCGGTCTCGGTGCCGCTCTTGCTCGCGGGCTCTTTGGCCTTCCGGAAGGTGTCCTGGAAGGCAGGCGGGATCGCATCCTCGATCTTGTCCTCGACGCCCTTGGACAGTTCGGTGCCGATCCGCTCGCCGGTGCTGCGCGCGTCGCGCACGGCCGCATCGAACTCGGGCTTGGTCAGGTTCTTGCCCGTAACCACGATCTCGATCTTGTTCACCATGTGGGGTCACCTCCCTCCCGTTCGCTCGCGCCGAGCCGTTCGATCTCCAGCAGCCGCAGCAGCCCCGCGTCCTCGGCCAGCAGCGTGCGCAGGGTGTAGCCGGGGAAGCGGTTCAGCAGCCCGAGCAGGAATCTGGCGTGCGCCAGCTCGGGCGGCTGTGTTACAGGGTTTCCATCGGAATCGACACCGGCGGGGGCGGCGCACCAGTGGGCGATGCGCTGTCCAAAGGGGCGTCCACCCCCCGCACGGCGGTGATGTAGGAGGACACGATCGCGTCCATGACCGACTCCTCCTGCGCGAGCAGCCCGTCCACACCGACGGGCAGCGGCTGGCCGAGCTCGTCGGCCAGGTTCCAGGCCACGATCTTCGCCGCGACCGTCTCGGCGAGGCGCCGCACACGCTTGATGTTCTCCTCAGCTCCCGCGGAGGTGGACATGCGCATCTCGTCCAAGGCGAGGGACTCGCCCAGCGACATGCGCCGCATCTCCACCCGCATGCCCTGGAACTCGGGGGCGGAGAACACCAGTTCGTAGTGCGTTGGCTCGGGGGTGAACAGGTCGGTTGCCATGGATGGGGTTTCCTCCGCTATACCGGATGTATTGTCAGCGTGCTGCTACGACCACGCGGGGGCGACGCCGTTGGCCAGCACTCCCGGCGCGCTCCAGGTCAGCTCGCCGGTCGCCGAGCGCTTGAGCTGGTAGTCGGTGAACAGGGTCTCCGCGGTCATCGTGGAGCTCGCCGTGGTCTCGTTGATGATCGCGACCGTGCGCGAGACGCGCTTGTCCCCGGAGAACACCGCGTGGCTCTTGTTCGCCGCCGGGTCCTGGGTGCCGTTGAAGGTGACGGAGAAGTCCTCCAACAGCAGCAGCCGCTCATGGTTGAGCACGTTCACGCCGGTGGTGTCCTGCACCCCGTAAGGGGTGGAGAACTGGTAGTCGGACACGTCCGTGCTGATGTCCTGCGGTGTGCCGGCTGCGTTGTCCACCGTCACCGTCGCGCCCAGACCGCTTACCTTCGCCATCGGGTTCAGCCCCTTCCTATGCGTTCTCTGATCAACTGCTGGTTCTCGCCGAAGTCGTCGACCCAGGCCTGCACGCCGGAGTGGCGCACCACCGGCACGCCGCGCGGGTTGCCGCGCCAGTCGCCGCCGTGCACCAGAAACAGGTGCGGTTTGAACGGGACCGTGTGCCCGGCCCAGCACGACTGCCCGGCTGGGAACGTGAACGTGACAGCGGTACCGATCTCATGCGCCGTGAACTTCAGTCCCGAGTGCAGCCGGATCCAGTTCGCGGCCGACGCGTGCTTCGGGTCGGCGACGTCCAGGCAGGTCTTCCAGCCTTTGCGCCAGCGTTCGCACTCCACCTCTTCGCAGGTGGCCTTACGCCGGTGCGAGGGCGGCGACAGGATGCGGTACGTCTTGTACGCCCACGCCGGCCCGGCCGGCTGCCATCTACTGACCTGAGGAAAGATCATCAGAAGGTCACCGCCGTCACGTTCTTCGTCAGCGATACGGCGAAGCTCGCCGCCGTGAAGCCGCCTGCGGTGCTCACCACGACGGCGACATACCGGCGCACCGTCGCCCCCGCCGCGGTCGCGACGCGCTGCGTGGTGTGCGCCGTGGTGGTCTGCGCGAACGTCAATCCGGCGACCACCGCGAAGCTGACGTTGTCCGCGGAGTCGTACACTGCGACCGTCATGTCCGTCCCGGTGAACCCGGCGACCTGGAGATACGCCTGCGCGCCGAACGACGCGCTCGCCCCGGTGTCGTACGAGGCTGGGGACGTGAACGCCAGCACGTCGTCGATGTAGTGCACCTCGGCGCCGGCCCCGGTCGCGGCGACCTTCACCGACACCGAGTAGAAAGCGGCCGTGGCCGGCGCCGTCATGGTGCCAGGGTCGAGCGTCCACGCACCCGACGCGTCCGCCACACCTGTCGCGTAGGTCGTGGACACCGACACGCCGCCGGAGGTGTACCAGTGGCAGCCCACCGACACGGTGCGCGCCGATACCGCGGTGCGGATCCACGCCTGCACGGTGACGCTCTGCCCCGGTGTGACGGGGAACCCCTGGGTGAGGATGTTCGCCGCGGCACACGACTCGGCGACCATGTCGCCGCCTGCGGTGGAGGTCAGCGCCAGGGACTTCGTGCCACTGTGGGACTGCGCGGAGGCCTGCGTGATCGAGCAGTTCGTGACCGGTGCCCAGTTCGCGATGCCACCCTCGAACGTGGACGCGTTGCCGGTCAGCACGGACGCGAGCGCCGCGGGCCCGGGGGTCAGCTGCACGCCCCATTCCAGGCCGAATCCAGTGGCCTGCGCGGCCACGGAGGTCTTCAGGGAGCCGTCCGTGGAGCGGGTGGGCGCGTAGTCGAGCTGCTTGCCGATCTGCGCCGCCGCGGGGTTGCCGACGGCGCGCTGGTTGCAGTACATCATGTGCACGTCGGTGCGCGGCAGCACGGACAGGACCTTGTGCTGCTGCGCGAGCGCCGGGTTGAAGTGGGTGGTGAACGCCATGGAGCCGTCGCCGAGCGCGGGGATGCGCTCGTGCGCGCTCACGTCGATCCCGGTGACGTCGATCACCCCGAGCGGCTGCGTGATCGATTCCAGGCTCGCGACGTCGTTGGACAGGTCATAGCCGCCCACCAGGAACGCGTCGCCGAGGCCCGAGGTCTTAGTCACTGTTGATCCTTCCCACCCACTTGTCGACCAGGGGCTGCGCGACCGTGAGCCATTGCTGCTGGGCGAACTCGTAGGCCCGCTTGAGGTTCCAGTAGCCCTTGAACCGGGTCGTGCGGTTGCGCGACCCCAGGCCCTCGAGCCAGGGCCCGTACTGCAACCCGGAGCCGGGCCAGCCGTCGGTGACCACGTCGGCGTTGTCCCGCTTGGCGATCTGCATGTGTTCCTGGTAGCGGCCGGTCGGCTCCTTGAACGTCTGCTCGGCGTTCAGCTGCCAGGTGTCCAGCGCGAGCTCCGCGATGTCCTGCTGGACCTCGGTGCACATGTGGTCGACCATGCGGCCCGCGCGCCCGTCGAACAGGGGGCCGTGCACGATGACGGTGATCTCGGTCATGGCGTCTGCTCCCACACGTCGTTGACGATCGTGGGAAGCGTGATCGTGACTACGCGCATGAGCTTGCCGTCCTGGGCCGGGATGTAGCCGCCGACCGCACGCAGCCGCACACCGCTCGCGCCGAAGATATCCACGTTGCGCACGCTGCCGTCGAGCGTGAAGGAGGCGTTCAGCGCGCCGCACATCTGCTGCGCGGCCCGCACGATCGACCGCTCCGTCACGCCGTAGGGCTGGCGCACGGTGGAGACGTAGAGGCGCACGTTGAGCACCAGCGTCCCGCTCGTAGCAGCGAGCCCGGAGTCATCCGGCACACCGCCGAGCTCGTTGAAGTAGACCGACGCGATTATGCCGTCCGGGGGCATCGCGCGGCACTCGTAGTCGAGCACGTCGACGAACAGCTGGTTGCCGCCGCTGGTCTGGGCGTTGGCCAAGGCGATGACGTTGTCGAGGATCGTGTCGATGTCCATCATCCGAGCCCCACCCCCCGCCAGCTCAGCCGCACGTCCAACCCGTAGCACGCGAACGCGGAGTCGTCGCCGCCGATCCGCGCGGGGTGCGACAGGACACTGCCGGTGTCGACGATCGCCTGCTCGTACCCGGTCGGGAGCGTGACGGTGACCGCGCCGGTGTACTCGTTGAACGCGAGGCGCCGGATCTTCTCGGCCAACTGCGCCGCCTGGTTCCACGGCGGCCGCCGGCCGCCCGGCGCGACCGCCCAGCAGCGCACCGCGACCACCGGGGCTTCGATCGGCTCGTACTGGTTCGGCTCCCCCGCATGCGGCGCGACCACCTGGACGAACCCCGTGGCGGCCCACGAGGACTGATCGCCGGGCAGCTGAAGGCCGACGATCGACGGCGCCGACAAGACCACGCCGAGGTAGGCGACGGTGACCAGCTCGGTCGTGGCGTACAGGGTGGCGGTCAACGTGGCCTCCTCTCAGACGGTCAGGGACAGGTCGAAGGTGAGGTCCTGCGCCCAGAAGGGATTAGCCTGCTGGTACAGGTTGTCGACGATGTAGACCGACCCTGCGGCGTCGCGCAGCCGGTCCCCCTTGCGCACATCCAGGCCGTTGGCCATGCGCCCCTTGAAGACGCGCACGATCCGGTCCTGCGCCGGGGAGTCCTTCGGGGCGTGGACCTTCTGCCGCTGCTCGATGATCGACGCGGCCAGCCCGGTCATGCCCGGCACGACGGTGTCGGCGTCCACGGTGTCGCCATAGGCAGTGGTCGTGGTGCCGCGCAGCACGTCCACGGTCGTGGTCGGGGTCGCGATCATATGTTCCGCCAGGGGACGCTCGAACCGGCCGTCACGCCCGTGCGGGCCCAGCGGTTCTTCTGGAACGCGCTGTTGAACCGGATCGTGCTGTTGGAACCCCGGAACAGGTTCGACAGGAACCGCAACGCGACCGGCGAGTAGATCGCAAGCGACTGCGACGAACCTTTGAAGGTGATCGACAAGCCGTCCTGGCTGATCGACGCCACGTCCATGCTGGTCTTCAGCTCGGGGTGCGCGTTCACGTACAGCGCCTGCCAAGCGGTCGCCCGCGTCAGCCAATGGAAGTCGCGGCGGCTCGAGTCGGTAGAGCGCCACACCCGGTGCACGATCGCCTCCATCCACTGCTGCGCGATCGTGACGTCGATCTGCCCCACGTCCTCCCCGGTGAAAGCGAGCACGTCCGCGACCGAGCACCAGGCGCCCAACCCGCCGGAGGAGGACACCTCGAAGAACTCGATGACCTCCTGCGGCTGCCCGCCGACGGTCGCCTCCCACCGGGCGCTGAGCGTGTCCGCGCTCTGCGTCGAGGGGACCGCCCACGCGAACAGGTACAGGCCCGGGCCGGCGTGGCTGATGCCGTACGGGGTCGGTGCGAGCAGCACGTCCCCGGCCGAGTCGACGATCGACACAGTGATGACCGAGGCGTCCGCGGTAAGCAGCGCCTGAAGGCTCGCGGTGGTACCCGGCAGGAAGGTCGCCAGCGGCTCGGTCATAGCAGCTTCCAAACCCAGGACGGCGCCACCGAGTAGGTCAGCGCGATCGTCTTGCCTGTCGGAACCGTGACCGTCCCGGACGTGATCAGCTGGTTCACCCCGTCGACCGCGATCTCGGTGACCGTGCCGCCCGCGACGATGACCTCCGCGTCGCGCCAGAAGGGGTTGGCCATCGCCACGGTGGTCGCCGGGACGGCCGGGGCGGTGACGGCGCCGCGCTTCTCGTCGAGGTTCACGATTTCCAGGGCCACGCCACCGTTCACGACGGTGACCGCGGTCGCACCGGTCGACAGGGCGCTGCTCAGACTCGTGCCGTCGCCGCCGTTGCTGCGGATCCCGATCCGGCCCTCCGCGGGCGTGGTACCGGCGTCCTTGATGATCGCCCCGGTGCCCCATTCGACATCGAGCAGGGTGATGTCGAGCTTGTTGAAGCCGCCGTTGAGGACGACGAGCTGCACGCAGTTCTCGATCGAGACGTAGTCGAACTCATTGCCGTGCGGGAACCCGGACGAAGAGAAGCAGACCAGCCCGTCATAGCAGTTGACGAGGCGCACGTTGTCGCCGTGGGCATGCTCGAAGATCTCCAGGCCGATGACGAAGCCCTCGCACGAGAAGTTCTCGACGTTGCACTCGTCGTTGTTGCCCGCGATCGGCATGGCGAGCCCGAAAGCCCAGTTCGGATCCGGGATCTGCGGTGCGCCGGTCCCGGCCGACAGGGCGAGCGCGGCGCCGTTCTTCACGTCGGCCGAGCCGATACAGCGCAGGTCGATGCCGCAGATCTGCGGGTTGGTGGGGACTTCGATCGACACGCCGTCCCACACGACGTGCAGGTTGGACCAGCTGCTCGGCGGGTCGCCCATGAAGTGCGGCGTGGGGCCGCCGATCACGCTGGCCTCGCCCGTGGCGGGCAGTGACGCGCCGGCCGCCCAAGTGCTGCGCAACACCGCGCCGGCCCTCTGCGGTGTGGTCTGGTGCCAGTGGTAGAGCTCGGTCTGGTCCTCGGTGCACCGGAACACGATCGCGACGTGCTCGGCGGTCTCGGCCTGCGCCTGAAGGGGAAGCTGCGCGGAGCCGTTGAACATGACCCCGTTGAACAGCGCCCCGGTGATCGGGGCGCCCGCGATCAGGTAGGTGACCGGCTGGAGCACGTACTCGACGTAGCCGTTGTGCGTGCTCAGGTAGTTCCATCCGGCGATCAGCATATTGCGGAACGCGGTGGTGTCGTCGTGCACGTTGTCGCCGAACGCGCCGTAGCTCTCCGGCCGGAACTGGTAGGGCTGGCTGCTGCCGTGCGCGTCGACGTACTGCTTGGTGGCCAGTTGCAGCGGCAATGTGGGGTCGCCGGCCGCGGTGACGGTGCCGTCGAACACCGCCGCGCCGCCGACCGTGAGGCCCCCGGCGATGGCCATGGTCGCCGCGGAGCCACCCGTGGTGCCGACCAGGGTGGTGCGCAGCGAGCCGACCCACACCGCGTTCACGGACGCGGTGACGACGATCCAGTAGGTGTAGACGGCGCCGTTGCCGGTCTCGGTGACCCGGTACGCGGTCTGCGCGAGGCCGTTGAACAGCTGGATGTCCGCGTTCGGGACCAGCTGCGCCGTCCACAAGCCGCCCGCGGTCGGGACGATCGTGACCGTCGAGAGGACCTCGGTCGAGTCGATCGTGTTGAAGCCGACGACCGGCGCGTCGTCGTAGTCGACGAGGGTGAGGGTGACCTGGACACTGCCCGCGGGCAGCGCGACGAGCGGGCTCAGCAGCTGCCCGTTGACGGTTGTGGCGGTCATCTCCAGGTCACCTCCCTCCGCGAGATGGTCCGGCCGGCGGCAGCGGAGGGCCGCCGACCGGAGACAGGGTGCTTACGCGCCGACCTCGACCACGCTGAAGCCCTGCGGCACGGTCGCACAGAAACCCTGCCGGGCCCGGAACTGCATCGTGTGCTCCAGCGCACCGGTGTTGATGTTCGCGTTGATGAACTGCGCCTGCGGCGGGATGCGGTTGCCGCGCACCGTGTAGCGCCGGTTCGCGAACACGATCAGCGGATTGCCGAAGGTGCCGCGCTGGAACGCGTCGAAGCTGTTGCTCACCCGCGCGCCGAACGTGAAGTACGCCGGCACACCGAACAGTCGGTACTGGGGCGAGACGCCACCGCCGGCGGTCCCGCTGGAGGACTCGACGAAGATCGGGCGCCCCTGGTCGTCCTTGATGCCGCGGATCGCCTCCTGGAGCGACGGCTCGATCAGGGCGACACCGTTGAGGCGGTTCCAGAACTTCGTCGACTCCGCCTTGCCCAGGCCCGTGTTCAGGTAGTCGTAGGTCAGGCCGCCGGAACCGGTCTTGGTGTAGTTCGTGTCGGCGGTGTAGCCGACGTCCGAGTCGGTGTGGCGCACCGTGTAGTAGATCGAGTTGTACGGCTGGAAGTTCGTCGCCACGCTCGAGCGGGCCGCCGACACCCCGATGCAGGAGTTGTCGTAGTCCATGTGGAAGCTGTTCATCCACTCGAGCGTGACCGCGTCGATCTCGCTGGCCGGGGAGTCCTCGAACTCGGCCTCGTCGAGGGTGTCCTTGCCGTTGAACTGGTAGCCGTAGAGGGCGACGGTGTCGCCGTCCTGGGTGTCCTCGGTCAGCTGGCTGCCGCCGCCGACCATCGCGTTCGTGAAGCGGGGGATCTCCATGGTGTTGGAGGTCATGTTCTTCTCGCGCGCCAGGTCGTAGATCGCCGACGCCTGTACTTCGCGCTGGGCGACCTCGGTGTCCCACACGATCGGCGTCCAGGAACTGAAGTCTCTTGCCGCCATAGCTCACCTCCGGAGCGTCGACCTGGAGGTGAAGCGGCTCGCCGTCCAGGTGTTGTCACTGGTTGTGGCGAGCGAGGCTCTGCTAACGGACGCCGGTGATGCTGTTCGTTTGCGTGGGCGCTCTGGCCCTGGGGATCGCACGCGGCGCTCTGGCAACTGGCGATCTAGTCGGATGGTACCGCGCTTCGCACAAATGTGCGATGACACGGCCGCGCCCCCGCACCGCGCGCACGGTGCGGGGGCTTGTCGGACCCGGCTGCTATCAGGGGCGTCCACGCCTGCGGGTGGCGACCTGCGAGTTGGCGAGGATCTGCTCCCCCAGCGACAGTTTCGTGCGCGCCACCCGCGCCGGCGCGACCGCGCCCTGGTCGATACGGCCGGCCCGCTGCTGCGCCCTCGCCGGCTCCACTGCGGCCTGCTTGACGAAGAGCTTCGGATACCGCTCCTGCATCTCGTCGAGCCAATCATCGAGCTCCGGCTCGTCGTCGGTGTCGAACTCGATCTCCGCGGGCTTGAGCCGTGCGAGCGCGAGGTCGACCATGTCCGGGTCGGCACCCCGGTTGATCAGTTCGACCTTCGCGGCGGCGCGCACAGCGCGGCCCTTCCACACGTCGACCTCGCCGCTCTGCGCCGCGGGCTGGCCCCCGTCACCTGCGGCGCCTTCGGCCGGCTTGCCTTCGCGCAGCCGCTTGGCCTGCTCCCGAGCCCGCTTGAGCTTCGCCTTCTCCGCGTCGAGCGCGGCCTGCTGCGCCTCCCACTGTTCGCGGGTCGGCGCGTTCCACTCCTGCGCTTCGGGGTCGTCGCCGCCGTCCGGCTCGTCGACCTCCTCGAGCTCGTCCGGCTCGATCGGCTCCGGGTCGGTGGGGCCGGTCTTGGCCGGGTCCGTGTCTGCCATGGTTCCTCCGCTTCGGGTTATCGGGACTGGGGGTAGCGGCGCTTGGCGAGCGGCCCCCGGGGTTTGGTGAACCGGCCGCGCGCGAGGTCGCGTGTGGCACGTTCGTGGACGGCGCTAGGTAGGCCGGTGCCGTGGGCCAGCAGCCGCCGCGCAGCGGTCATGCGCGACCGGTTGGAGTCGGACCCGGAAAAGCCGCGCAACACCGAGCGCTGCGCGTTCAGGCGCAGCGTCTCGGGCACGAGGGTGTTGTCCGCGGTGATGATGCGCAGCCGACACCGGCAGTTGTGGGTTACAATGCCATTGCCGATGTACCATCCTTCATCCGTCTCGAGGTTGTAGACGTGCCCTTCAAATGGATACCGCCGGACCTCAACGATCTGATCCAGCGCTACACCGACGGGACTAGCGAGAAGTCGCTCGCCGAAGCCCACGGAGTCAGCCGCGCGACGATCCGTCGAGTCCTGC